AGAAGATGTTAATCATCTGCTCTTTTAGATGAAAATCTTCCCACATTCCTTTCAACTTCAAATGTGTAGTAAATCCTTCCTTAAGACCTTTAGCGAACTGCTCCTGTAAGCGAATAATAAACCTAGCAAATTTCAATTCTTCGCGAAGAATAGTTGCTCCTCCACCTGAATCGGCTTGCGCTTCTGGATTTAATCTCTCAATAGGTACCTTTAATGCACGATACAATTTTTGCTGGAAGTATTTTAAGTCTTCTAGCTCGCCTAAATTTTTACCGCCTTCTAATACACGTACATCTGTACCCTCGCTGCCTTGACGTTTAGCGAACCAAAAGCTATCAAGCATTGATTGAGGATTAAACGCTTGAACCGACATACTCTGATTGGAATCATATGTTTTACGTGACCAGTAATTTTGCATTAACTTGCGCAAATAAGCTTCAGCTTTTGGTGGAGCCATGTTACCAACGTCGACGTTAAATACTAACCTCTCAGGAGCTCGGACTAGACGATATACAATAATTGCATCTTCAATTAATGATAGCTGCCTGTATGCTCGCCGAGCATTTTCAATGAAAGGCATTCTTAAGGTCTTTGTTTCATTCCATATGCCGCTGTTGACGTATGTTACTTGATTCTTATCGAAGGGAATATGCTCAATATCTTCTTTAGTACTACCGGATTGACCTGGGCCCTGATTAACGTCCTTTTCGATTTTAGGCTTGCGTAGCAAGAAGCCTTTGATCATTAAATTTTGTATATTATCATATATAGGATCAAGTAGCTCTGACGGCATATTTATGATTCCTAGGATACAAGCGTCTTTATGGTCTTTATGTATGACGTGTTCAAAATACACTTCACCGTCAACTAGTAGTGATCTATAATATTCCCAACCTTTTGTATCAAATTGATATAGCTGTGCAAATTTTTCCCACTCTGTTTGGATTTCGTGTGAAATATTTTGATCGAGCTCGTGATCCTTTAGCTCTAATCTTACAATTCTATCTTCGTCGTCTGTATTAACACATTCATCACATATCTCGTCCAAAGCATCTGCTACTTCTGAAAATTGCGCCATTACTCTGTAATCGCGAAGCCGCTTTGATTTGTCGTAGTCGACATTTGCGTACATGAAGGCGTGGTAATTTTTATCAACCGCAATACCGCCCATCGGATGATCTTCACGTTGACCATCCTTATTCGTAAATATTGAATGTTTTGATATGAGCTCGTCGCGACGAGTACCGGCTTTATAGAAGTCAGCATATTTCGGGTTAACTTGCTGTATATTCTGCATGACGTCATATGGTTGACCATAAGGCATCGACTGCTTTATATACGACATTAAGCTTCTACCGAATGTATTTTCTCTGTTTGTACCCGCGTTCGCCATAGTGTATTACAAATATTTATGATTCAAAACTGACTAATCTAGCACAAGTGTCCGCGAATAACGTTGCGTATCCTCCGTTATTTGCGAGAATAAGCTCCGCTCTTCCAGTATTCTGTGCTGCGCTGACTATAACTGATATAGTTGTTGGATTGTCGACATGAAAATCGTCAATTCTATATCCCGAAAATGCTGGATATGCTGATGACAGCGATCTTACATTTTCAAATATGTTGAACGCAGAAACCGCACTCAAGTGATTGGTATAAACTCCGGGAGCTGCACTTAAATACATGGTTGTGTGGTCAAAGTCGAAATGTGATCCGCGGATTTGAAGCCGTGTATCAAAGCCGACTTTACATCTCGGGGCATCGCCAAACATCTGGCCAGGAAATGGTGGCTTTATATATGATATTTCAGGCCGGGCCAGTATTACGGTTGTACGAGTAGTGTCAGTTCTCGCTCCTGTTACTGTGGAAAGTGACGAAAAATATGTTGATTCTCCATGCATTATACGTAATCAAATCCGGTTAACGGTGTAAAGTTTGTTGTAACTGTAAATATGTTGGATGCGCTGAGACTAGCATTATATGGAAATAACCAACCTTTAATTACAAATGATGTATCAGCAGTTACACGAGCTGTTGTCTGTGAATCGAGTTCTGTAGGGTAATCAATAGAAATACTACCTGACCATTCTACCTCTGAACGTATCTCAGTAGTTCTATTACTTAGATCTGCAGGAACTTTCCATGAAATTATAATATAGGGGTTTGAATATGGAATGAAATTTGATAGAATCTGATCCATGTCTGTCTGATATTTTGTTATAACAGACATATTAATTCCAATATTGACCGGTACCGGCGATGGCAAAAAATCCGTTGTTCCAATACTCGGCATTGCATCGTAAAATCCTACAATCTTATTAAAAACACGCTGCTCGTCACGTTCAACGGAACCTATTGAAACTGATACTGCGGGTATTTTGATGTGCTGTGCTTTATTCGTAAGATCGTTTAGCACACGAGACTTCGGCGCATATAGATATCTCACGTTTATCTTATCAACAACGTCTCTTGAACGATTATATCTATTAATAACAATATCATCAAAAGCAGCCACGAATTGCGTGACCATATCCTTTATCTCAAAATAATAGGGCTGAACGTTCACTACAAGTATTTATTCAGTACTCGATAGTTAACGTATTATTGAAAAATTTTGATTTTTTTCCAACTTTAGTTTGAAGAAGCGTAATCAATGTCTGAATAATAATGTCGTTTTTTGATATATGATCTATACTGTAATCGAAAGTAACAGATCTACCTCTACTAGATACGCTGAAAGGCATAGGTATTTCGTAGGTTTTAACTACATCTTTCTTTGTTTTTATTGTAAAATTAATATAAAAGTCCTTTACGTTGAATAATAGTATTCTACCCTCTTTGAGAGTTTTATTCTTCAAATTGAACTGAACATCTTTTTGTAAGAGGCCTGTCAATTTATTCTGTAAATTATCTAAATGCATGTTATGTATTCATGAACGCCTGTTTTTGCTCTGGCGTCATTCCAGCTATACTTTCGGCAAAATAAGTCCAGAAATGTTCATCTGCAGGTATTAAGCTTATTAATTGACAGCTATCTAAATTAATCGTCCTATAATCCTGCATAAAAATGTCCCATGTAATATGTAAATTCTTCGTTGCAGGATTATATTTTGGCGGTCTTGATGTACCTCTAAAATTTAACGCCATTTGGCCCTTTGTTGAATATAAAAGCTCAGAACTATTTGTACACAGCATTCTACGGGTTACTGGTAGACCCGGCTTCGGCTTCCTACGCGCAAATTTAATTTCAGCTACGTTTTCGTTTAGAAGTCTTCCGAGTGTTCCTAGGCTTACTTTCATTTTCAACAGGCTTGCATACACCAAAGACGCGCGGTTCATTTAAGAAAATTGCATCTTTTAATACACCGACGTTATCGACATCTAGATTACTGCAAGGAATTCCCTTATCAGATGGAAAGCAAACATAGTCATTGACAGCTGTTTGCTTACAATTTGGGCCTGCTAAAACGACTTTACCGATTCGCCACGCTTTTGTTACGTGTGCTAAAGGTATTTGTATACCGTTCCTCATAACAGTATCGCCAGTTTCATCAGCAAGATCAGCATATTTGACGAGTAATATATCGTCTAATACTTTTGATAGCTTAAAGCCAAAAAGAGCGAAATTGTCATTTCTATATGTATCGAGATCAATTAAACCTCGATCATTTGAGTCCGCATTCTGTTGTAATTTTCCTAACATTCCCATAATTTTTTATAATCCGTTATGTTTATACTGCCGGTGTCTATATAGTATCTAATCTCTCGCTGCGAAAGTTCAAGGTGTTTAGCTAAATGTTCTATTATAGCTTTGTCATCCTTTGATTTGACGGTCGGCTTCTTTATATAGTTTATACGGAATATTTTTGATTTAGGTATTACATTTACTAGAAATTTATACTGCTCTTGTTTTGTCTCAAACACAGAAAAATATTTATTAGCAGTAAGATTAATTAGATTCGCCGTCGAAGGTGAATACATACTCAGCCATCTACATACCATATAATTATTATATGACGCTTCTGTATCGACATTATCTAACAGAGTAGACTTTTTATACCATAAAATGTCATTAATGAATTGAAATATCGTTATCACTTAATAATGATCTTGGTAGTTGCAATGAACATATCATCATTCATATGATAGAATATATCTATTACTTCCTTCATAAACTCGTCGCTTGCTTCGTCGGATAGATTTGTCGAAT